ACGGCGGGTTGGCAAATAGGTTTTTTCCAGACAACCAACGGTACAGTAGTCAAATTAGGCGGTGGAACTCCTGCGGATGCAAGTGTTTATGCTACATTTACTTATAATTCCGATGGAACAATAAAAACTATGAAAATTAACAATACCGAATTTGATAATCCGCCTGTGTATTTCCGTCTGTGCTTATCAAATGCGATTGATAAATCAAAGGTAATTATCTCGAGAGAGCCTATAACGTAAATTATGACCAAGAATGAAAGAGTGCGAGGTGAGTGAATGACTCTGCTTGAAATGAAAAAGAAGGTTTTAGGGCTTATTGAAGAGCTGAATCCTAATAGTGAGCTCTTGACGGAAGACCCGGATATATCAACAAAGATAAACGATGTCATAAATCAGATTCTTTATGAGCTCATAAGGATGAAGAAGGTTCCGAAATATGTTGAGATGGAAGTTACTGAGGGTGACTTAATTACTTTTGAAGATATCGGAGCTTTGGTAGGTTATGAGGTATACCAGCTTGCAAACGTTGGCGGCGTGAAGTTTGTCTTAAAGGCAAGCGGAACGGTGATTAAGGTTTTGGAGAGCGGAACGGCGGAGATCGAGTGCTATGTATATCCGGAAAGGATTACAGCGACAACAAAGAATACATACGAGTTTGAAGTGAGCTCAGATATTCTTGAGATTATGCCTTACGGTATAGCTGCTGACTTGCTCAAAAGTGATGTTTCGGCTGAATACGGAAACATTTATGCAACGAGATATGAGTCTATGCTTCAGAGACTCGACCCTCGGTATCAGATGTCAAGTATATACATAGAGGGAGGCTATAATATATGAGCGATTCGGGCGAGCTTATAAGCCGTATATATTCAGGCTTCCGTGGTGTTGACTTCCGAGGAGAAGAAGTAAATCTCGTCAGATCGCCGGACTCGCAAAACGTCTGGAAGGACTATAAAAAGACCGAAAGCATAGAAACAAGGCCCGATATGGCGCTCAAAACGGCGTTTACTGACACGGTATACGGCATTTTCTTTTATAACAACTTAATGCTTGTACATAGCGGAACGGCTTTGTATAAAGTAGAAAACGGCGTTACAACGCAGCTCAGAACCGGACTCAGAGCTGCGAAGAGTAACGCTTTTATTTATGACGATAAATGGTATTTCAAAGATGGTAAAAACTATCTTGTATATAACGGTACGGCTATCAGCAATGTTGTGGGATTTGTTCCTACAACGAGTATTGCAAGGGCTCCGATGGGCGGAGGACAAACCTATCAAAAAGTCAATATGCTCTCTGATAGACGTATAAACTCCTTCCTTTCGGATGGAGCTTCTTTCGTATATTTCCTTGACGTTATGAATATTGACAGCGATTTTGCTCCTATCGTTAAAGTAAATGACGAGGTTATTGCTGCGAGTGAGTATAAGGTTGACTACAAGGAAGGAACCATAACATTTATTAATTCAACGCCTGACGCTCCGCTGACAGCAGGACAGGACAACGTTACGATCGAGTTTAAAAAGGCCGTGAATGGTTATCGTGATGCGATTTTAAAATGCGAGCTGCTTCAAGTGTTCGATAACAGAGTGTTCTTCAGCGGGAATGCAGACCATCCGAATGTCGTATGGCATTCGAGCCTTAATGACCCGACTTATGTGAGCGACCTTGATTTTTACAATGAAGGAATGGATAACGCTCCGATTCGGAGCCTTGTTGCCGGGAATAATGCTCTGTGGGTGTTCAGAGAGCCTTCAGACGCAAATACTACGGTGTTCTACCATACTCCGACTATCGACGAGGAGTTTGGCAAGGTATATCCTTCAACGCATTCGAGCATATCTACCGGCTGTATAGGAAGGGCAATCAATTTCAATGACGATATTGTTTTCTTCAGCGAAAGAGGAATGGAAGGTATAAGCGGCGATATCACAACCGAGCAAGTGGCAGCGCACAGAAGCGCTCTTGTCGATCGCAAACTGACGGCTGAAGGAAGCTATAAAAATATGATTCTTGAGGAATGGGAAGGTTATCTGCTTTGCTTTATCGACAATAAAGTATACCTGGCAGACTCAAGAGCTACATTTACGAACGAAAACCACTCAGAATATGAGTGGTTTTATTGGGTTCTTGGCAAAAATATCACTTGTACACGGGTGAAAGACGGGGTTCTCTATCTCGGAACTGATAGCGGAGTATATACCTTGACGAACAAGACGGCGAACGTCGTGAGCTGGTGGGTAACGCCGAAAGACAAGTTTAAGAATCCGCACAGACTCAAGACAACCAATAAAAGAGGCTGTGTTGCAGAGGCTGCGGGAGATATCTCGGTCTATGCGAAGTTAGAAGATACCGACTTTGAGCTTATCGGAACATATAACGGTGTGGATGACTATTTTGTGAGCAGAATCAAGCGTAAGAAATTTAAGGATATACAGCTTAAATTTTATTCGACGAAAAGGTTTAGCCTTGAGACAGCAACGCTTGAGTGTTTCATCGGCGGCTACATTAAGCGCTGAGGAGGGTGTAAATGGCGACAACATATAACGTGAATTATAACGATCAGCGCTTCGGCAATGTCGAAAAAGACAAGAACCAAGCGCTGACAGAGCTTGAACAGACTTACGGCGGAATGATCGGAGAGTCTGACAAATATTATCAGGCGCAGATAGATGCAACAAAAGAGTGGGCGAACACTCAGAGCCAGCTTCAGCAGGAGCAGACTGATTTTGCAATTGAACAGATAGAGCAGCAGAAGGGCCAGGCGGAAAAAGATTATGTAAAAGAACAGTCCGGAGCTTATGTTGATTGGCAAAAGCAGAGTGATCAATACGGCGTAGAGGCGGAGAAGATGGCCTCTGCCGGCCTTGCCGGTACGGGCTTTAGCGAAAGTGCTCAGGTAAGTATGTACAATACCTACCAAAACAGAGTTATGGCTGCAAGAGAAAGCTATACTCAGGCGGTGCTTAGCTATGACAACGCTATTAAGGACGCAAGGCTTCAAAATAATTCTGTGCTTGCCGAGATAGCTTATGAAGCGCTTCAGCAACAGCTTGAATTATCGCTTCAGGGCTTCCAATACAAAAATCAGCTTATACTCGAACAGGCGAACAAGAAAACCGAGCTTGAAAATACATACTACAACCGTTATCTTGACGTTCTTAATCAAATCAATACTGAAAACGCTCTTGCTGAAGAGGTCAGACAGTATGACCAAGATTACGCCTTTAAGGTACAGCAATACAATACCGCTGTTGAACAATGGCAGAAGGAATATAACCAGGGTATTGCTGAGTGGAAAGAAAGCATTAGACAGTTTGACGCAGAGCTTGCACGTCTTAAAGCGAAAGACACAGAGGAAGCAAAACAGGCGGCCGCAGAGCTTGCATACAAGAAAGAACAAGCGAAGATTGCGCAGCAGCAATGGGAAAAAGAAATGAAGTTCAAAGAATCTCAGCTCGCAGAAGAAAAACGCCAGTTTGATGAATCGCAGAAAAACAAAGGCGGTAGTGGCGGAGGAGGCGGAGGCGGTGGTGCTTTCGTAGATACCAAAGGCGATACCGGTAAAGGCGGCGGAACCGTGAATAATAATTCAAGCAACAATAATTCCGGTAGTAAGAATCTTCCTATCAATCAGAAGAGCGTTGCTTCTCTTGGAATGGGCCCGCTGAATGAAACACAGCTTGCAAAGCTTGTTCAAACCGGACAGATAACAATGTATGAGCAGTTCGGACAGATACACTTCAAAAAGAATTCTAAGTATGTCGCTCCTATTGGATTCGGACAGAAAGTTGGCGTTACTCCTTCCTACACTAATAAAGGCGGAAGTTATCAGATACCGAAACTTGGCTACAAATAAAGTAAAGGGAGGCACAATATGAGTCGTAGTTTAGATGATTATTCGGCTGGCTTTTGGAACGCATTGAAAAAAGATGAAGAGGACGAGGAAGAGCTCCGCAAGAGGTTGGGGCTCTCCCCTTCTTCAAAAACGTCTACTTCCGATAATTTAAACGATAACCTTGATTCTTATTCTGCGGGCTTTTGGAATGCTCTTAATGGAAGTCAAGAAGAGGAAAAACAGCCATTCGATAGCGGATATAAAAGTCCGAAGGATGAAGAAGAGGACGATGACGGCGGACTTGACTTTTTCGACAAAGGCTCAAGCAACATATTAGGCGGAATAGCGGCGACGATCGGTGACGTTGGACTGAGCGCCACAAAGGGAATCCTTGGACTTGTGGAAGGTGCGGGCGACCTTATAGGATACGGTTTAGCGGGTATTGCTGACTTGTTCGGTGCTGATGATTGGGCGGACGAACAAAGAGAGAAAGCAAAAAAGAATACCGTTGAAGATGGCTTTAAATCAATGAGCGATTATCTTGACAAGTATTCTTATCTTGGCGACACGTCACAAGCGATAGCGCAGGGCTTAGGACAAGTGGGCGGTATTATCCTGACGGGCGGACTCGGTTCAGCGGCAGGACTTGGCTCGGCAGGAGCAACAGCACTCACAACCGGAGTTATGGGTGCGACAAGTATGGGCTCAGGAATGAGCGAAGCATACCAAAGCGGAGCAAGTGACGAGGACGCTTTAAAATACGGAGTTATAAAAGGTTTTGTTGATGCCGGTACGGAGCTTATCTTCGGCGGACTTGGTAAAACTGTAAAAGCTGTCGGACTCAGCAAAGGTATTTCAAGCCTTGATGATGTGTTTGCGAAAAAGCTCTCTGAAAAGGTTGCAAATCAGACAGCAAAGCAATTTATACAGTTTGGCGTTAAAGCTTCGGCGGAAGGCGTTGAGGAGGTTCTTGCCGGAATTGGTTCCGCTGTTGGTAAAAAGCTTACCTATGCAGACGATGAAGAGTTAGGTCAGCTTCTTCAGGACGAAAACCTTCTTGAGCAGTTTGTTGTCGGTGCTGTTACCAGCGGTATTGCACAGTCGGGCTATGTTCCCGGAATGAAAAACGGAAGCCTCAGAGAATCGCTTTCTACGGGCCGTGACTTTATCTCCGGACTTTCCGTGAACGAGCAGAAGGTTGTTGACTCTGTTTTTGAAAAAGAGCTTGCAGAGAAAGAAAAGAGCGGCAAGCTAACCAACAAGGCAAAAAATAAGCTTTATGAGCAAGTTATAGAAGATATGAAGCTTGGACGTGTTTCTATCGACGATATAGAGGGCGCTCTTGGCGGAGAAAGCTATAACACATACAAAACTACAAGCGAACAACAAACTAAGCTCACAGAGCAAAATAAGGCGCTTACAGAGGAAATTGAAGCCATACGCAACAAACCTAATCCGACAATAGCAGACAGCGAGAGGCTTGCTGAAGCAAGAGCAGAGCAAGCGAAGATACAAGAACAGCTTAAAGAGCTTGGCGTGAAAACGCAGGACTTTAAAACAAAGCTTTCTGAAACGGTTGACACGCTTACTCAAAGCGACACGTATCTGCGAGAGAGCTATAACGAGAGAGCGAAAAGACGGCAGAAGTTTGAGGCTGACGTATCGAAATATGACGCAAAGCAGCAAGCTACGGTTCAGAGGGCTATTGACAGCGGAATACTTAACAACACAAGAAGAACTCACGAAATTGTTGACCTTATTGCAAAGTTAGAGGCCGACAAAGGCGTGAGTTTTGATTTTGCCAACAATGCGAAGCTGAAGGAATTAGGCTTTACCATTGAGGGCGGCGTAGTCAATGGGGTACTCACTAAAAACGGCGTTTCTCTTAATATGAATTCGTCAAATGTTGCTCGCTCTGTTATCGGGCACGAAATAACGCACGTTCTGCAAGGTACTGAGCTTTATTCGGAACTTCAGAAAGCTATTAAGCAATACGCCACGACAAAAGGCGTTTACGACTCTCGCTATAATGAACTGTTAGAGCTTTATACAAAGAAAGACGCAGACGGAAAAGTTGTTACCGACGAAAACGGCAACACAATTTATCTTACCAAAGACGGAAAAATCGAAGGCATAGAGAATGAAGTTGTTGCTGATCTTGTGGGTGAATATTTATTTACCGATACTGATTTTATCAATGAGCTTTCTACAAAACACAGAAATGTTTTTCAGAAGATTTACGATGAAATCAAGTATATTTTGAAGGTTATCTCCGCAGGAAGCAAGGAAGCAAGACAGCTTGAAAAGGTAAAACACGCATTCGATAAGGCGTATAAAGCTGATGTGAAGGCTTCTGAGAGTAACGGTGTATTGTTTAGTTTTGGGGTTACTCAAAACGATATTAATTACTATGTTGATTCTGCTTACGATAACAAAAACTCTGAGGACTACAAAAAATATGCAAAGGTTTCAGATAGGCTGTTAAACGATGTGGCTGAAGAAATTGACTTAAACGGCTATTCTCACGCTTTGAGAGATAACGATATTCGCCATATCAGAAATTCCCACGGCGAAAATACCGCAGAAAAATATCCGGTAACAAAAGAAGACATAAAAAATATACCGTGGATTGTTGAGAATTACGACAAAGCTGTTGTCGTAAAACGGAACGACGGTAAAGTAGGGATTATTTATGTAAAATCCGCTGAAAACGGTCTTGTATATTATCTCGAACAAGTTACCTCGGTATATGGAAACGAGCCTTTGTTAGTCAACAAGCAGATGATTAAAACGGGAATTGATGATATCCCTGATCTTCCCGGTTTGAAAGAAGCTATAACAAAAAAACAGAGCGAGATTGAATTTCTTGATGACTTAAAAAAAGCCCCCAAGGTGTACGCCCAAGACGTGTATCAATCTCACTCTGATAATAAAATAGCACAACAGGAAGAAAATGTCAATACCGATACAAGCGGTGACGTGCAATTTTCGTTATCGAAAACCGTCGAGGAAACAAAAGACCTTATGGCGCTTCATAAT